TATAATATGCGCTTTTCATCTGAGACAATTAGAGAGATGCACGAAATCGCCATGTCAAATGGCACACTAGAGAAAGATGATTTATTCAAAGATACGCATAAAGGAGGTGTAGCACCTTCGTATGTTTTAGATAGTTGGATTTCAGAAAGTGCAGATGATAAGGCATACACCCAATATGGATTTGACCAAAACGCATTACCATTCGGTACGCTGTTTGTTTTATCACAAGTAACTGATAAAGGCTATTGGGAGAATGAAATCAAAGCAAATAAAAAACACGCTTATTCAATAGAGGCATTAATAAATTTATCAATAATTAAACTATCGAAAATGGAGAAAGAACAAATCTTACTTCCTGACGGCGAACACTTAATTAACGGTACTATCTACGTTGTAAAAGACGGAGTTGTTATCGAAAAGAAAGAGGTTACAGCTGAACAAGAAGAAGTAATTGAAGAAGTTGCAGAGGCAACACCTGAAGTAATGGCAGATGTGCCAGTCGAAGAAATCGTAACACCGACTGCGGTTGTAGAAGAAGTTGCACCAGTTGTTGAAGATGACAGATTGGCAAAACTAGAAGCAGCTCAAGAAAGTCTTATGAGTGAAATCGCAAAGTTAAAGAGTGAATTAGAAGCACCTTTATTAGAGGAGCTTCCAGTAGAGATGTCAGATAGCCGACCAATGTGGAGACGTATTTCGGACAGTATAAACACAATTAAAAACCAAAAATAAAATGAGTAAAGTAAACGAATTGTCCGTTAAGTTATACGGGCAAACAATTAATCTTTCTAAGGAAGATTTCAAGAACGCAAAGAAAGCGTTTTTTGACCCAACAACAGTTGAAGGTAAAGCTATTGAAATGGCTATGACTGTTGACGCTTCGGCTGATTATACAACAAACGCTACTGAGTACTTCCGTAGAGCAATGATTGGAGACGAGAAGACACGTTCATATTTCCGTCAGTTGTTAGGAGTTAAAGACCGAGTTAACTTGGGTGGTGTTGATGTAACTGGTGTTACAATCAAAGCTGGCTCTTGTGATCCTGATTTTGATAATACAGAGCTTTCACAAAAAGAATATGAGGTTAAGCCTTTGATGTATTCAACAATCTTTTGTGTTGCTTCTTTAGAAGAGTCATTTGTATCTGATCAATTGGCTAGAGGCTCAAATGAGTTCAATCAGAACTTCGCTTTTATGAATTTCTTTTTTGACAAATTAGCTGAAGAGTTAACAGAGCAAATGGAAATTATCACATTTACAGGTACAATAGCTGCAAATGGAGTTGATGGATTGGAGACGTTAATGGCTGCTGATGTAAACATTCTTGTACCAACAGCTGGTAACGGTGGTGTAGCTTCAGCTATTACTGATGCAAACGTAATCGCTAAGTTAAAGCAAGCACGTAACGTATTACCTAAGGGTGTTCGTAGACGTAAAGACTTCGTGTATGTTTGTTCTACAAACGTTTATGACGCTCTAGCTGATGCTGTTGCTGATAACAAAGCGAGTGGATTGTACTATATTGAGAATGTAACTTTAACATTTCAAGGAACACCAATTTACCGAGCTGATGGAGCATCTGATAACGTTATTATCGCTACTTATTGGAATAACTTGGTTAACATCATGGACTTGATGGATGAAGAGTTAGGATTCAACATCGTTGACTTTATGAAGACTACATTGTCTCGTAAGATCGGTGTTCGTGTTGACTTCAAATTCCAACCTTCATACACTAACGCTGAAGAGATTTATTTCCACATCTTCTGATAAACGGAGGGTGTAAAAACCCTCCTATTTTTTAATCATTTAATATAGAAAGATATGGCAATTTGTAGCCCATTAGTGGGAATACCTAAAGACTGCGGGGATAATAACCTTGGAGCAATTAAACGCGCGCTTATCGGATCGTTTGAAGATGTAACGGGTTTAACCGTAACAGCAACTTCAGCACCTGATACCGATGGCGAAGTAACAGCAATCACTAGAACTGTCGGCACTAAATTTGAAGATTTCCCGTTAACAAAGGACACTTCAATGTTTAGTCAAGATTGGAGCGGTGACCTTGTAGCTGATACACACTCTTACACTCAAAATGTAGAGTTAGGATTCAGACGAATAGATTTAAGAAAGCGTAACGCTATCAGTTTGTTAGCTGCTGGTCGAAGAGATTTGATTGCAGTTGTTCAAGATAACAACGATGATTATTGGATGCTTGGAAGTGACCAAGGTTTGCGATTATCGGCAAACTCAGCAGCAACTAATAACACACGTGCAGCTGGTCAACAGATGCCTGTTACATTGACCTCAGAAAATGAGCGTCATATGTTGTACAAAGTGGATGCGGATATAGTTGAGGCTTTGCTAGTAGCAGCAGTTTAAAATTAATTTGCATGAAAATGAGGGGTTTGTCAAACAAGCCCCTTTTTTTATACATATAAAGTAATGAGTAATTTTGTCATAGAAAAAAATACGGTTAACAATATTTGTGTTACGCTATCTGAACGTTCACAATTGCTCGATCCGTATTACTTAATAGTGTTTACAAATAAGTTTGATTTGGATGGACCAACTACTAGCTGTTCACTTCAGGCTACTTCAAATATTAGATACGATTTAATAGTCATAACTGAAACTACAAACGCTGTTGGTTTAGATGGCGAGGTTTATTTAATAGAAGGCGAATGGTCATATAGTGTATATGAAAGCTCTTCGCCTACATTAGATGTATTAGATACTACGGGCAGGATTTTACAAAAAGGATTTATTGTTGTTACAACACAAATAGGAAATTAATATGGGATGGTTTAGTAAAGATATAATACCAACACCAAAGGTAGAAAACAAAGAATTAGAATGCTTTCGTACAATCAACACAGAAGGCTTGGATTTATCGCAGCCTTTAGTTGACGATTACGTTAACAGAACTGGCGGTGTTTGGTTTGGAGAATCGAATCTTTACCCTCAGATTTTAAACCAATTATACATATCAGCACCAATGCATCAGGCGTGCTGTAACTTCAAAAAGTACAGCGTAATTGGTAACGGTTACGAATGGAATGATTACGATAACCTAGACGTTGCTGAAAAGATAGCTATTAAGCAATTTGAAACGATGTCTAAGTTAAAAAAGTCTAGTGAGAATATTGTGCTAGATTTCGTAAAACATGGTCGAGTAATTGCAATTATACACTATTCAAAACAGTATAAAAAATACACCCATTTCAAGTTAATTGATCCTGAGAATATAAGAAATTCACAAGTCGGTTTATTCAATGATACACCTGCAAACTATTTCTATTCAAGAGATTGGACACGTTCAACAGGTCAAATGATATTTACACCTTATAAAATAGGTAACACTGATGAGTGGCAAGTATTGGAGCTTAAAAATTCAGTAGGTGGATTTCGTGCATACGGTATGCCTGATTGGGTATCTTCGGCAAATTGGCAAAAGGTCGGAGCTGATATAGCTTTGCTTCATAAGAGCGCTATTGAGAATGGAATACAACCAAGTGTAATCTACAAGTATCCTTACATCATGTCACCCGATGAGCGTGATGTTTGGACTGCTGGAATGCGTCAAAATGCCAAGGGTGCTAAGAACTACGGTAGAGCTATGAAAGTTGAAGCAAACGGTAAAGATAATTTACCTGATGTTGAGGTTGTAAGCACAACAGACAATCATGCTTTATTTGAGCAAACGAGTAAAGAATATAAAGAAGAGGTGGCAATTAGTCACAACTTAAACCCAGCATTAATGGGTGTACGTGTTGCGGGGAGTTTAGGAGCGACTGAAGAGATTGAATTTTCAGCAGAACAGTTCAAGAAGTTGTGGGTGAATTCTAACCGGGAAACCATACAAGACTATCTTAACGAACTTGCTACGATTTGCGGTGTACCTTGCGAGCTTACAATTAATGAAACGGATATACTTACTATCAAAGAGATGTTAGACGGTGGAGTTGTTGCAACAAATGGTGAGCCAGTTGCGACTGACAGAGAAGCTGAAGCAAGAGCGCAACTGAAAGGAAGTGTCGGAGGTGTTCAAGGAATCATTCAGATTCAAACATCGGTTGCACAAGGACTGACAGACAGAGGTTCTGCAATTGCTTTACTTGAGTTGATATACGGATTCTCGAATGAAGAGGCTACACGTTTACTTGGTAATGTTCAAGAGGGAACAATCGCACCACCCTCAGCACCACAAGCTGAACAATTAGCTGATACTGGTAACGCAACTTTGAGAGGACTTTCCGCAAAGGATAACATGGATATGATGCGAATAATGAGAGATTTCTCAAAGGGCAGATTAGCTGAGCCTTTAGCAAGAACACGTTTAGCAGCATACGGAATAGACCAGGATACTATAAACCAATTACTCGCAGCAGAATGATATACTTTGTAACTGAAGCCTTTATAAAAGACAAAACACACATAACTCAAAACGTAGATGCAAAGGACTTAGCACCTTACATACCTATGAGCGTCAAGGTTTATATTGAGAAAATTTTAGGATATACTTTTACTCAGGACTTGCTAGTTAAATTTAACGCTGGCACAACTGATGCACTAGAAGATGAGTTAATAGATTTCGTGAAATATACAACAGCGTTTTATGCGGCTTATGACGCTGCTCCAAATCTTTCGTTTAGAATAAGTAACAAAGGTGTTCAATCTCAAAGTGGTGATTATTCAGCAAGTGAGGGTATTCAAGCGGTGGAATATATTAGAACA